ATAAAGGAACTATAGATTGTTCTACTAACCCTGATTATCCTACAGCAGATGCAGGTTGGATGTATATTGCAAGTGTTGCTGGTAAGATTGGTGGAGTAAGCGGTACGGATGTTGAAGTAGGAGATATGATTATTTGTAATACAGATGGTACTGTATCAGGTAATCAAGCAACAGTAGGTCAATACTGGAATGTAATACAAAAGAATATTATTGGTGCTGTAACAGGTCCCGCAAGTTCAGTTAATAATACGGTAGCTGTATTTGATGGAACTACAGGTAAAGTAATCAAACAAGGAATTATTACAGATACAGGTACTAATATTGGTATAGGGACTACTACTCCTACTCAAAAGTTAAGTGTAACTGGAGGTGCTGTAACGGCTGATAATTACTATATAAATGGAATTGATTATGCTCAAGTGCCTTATAGATATGTTAAACAAGTTTCAGGAATAGCTGCAGGTAGTTGGACTAATATTTGTAATGTATTAGGGGATTCATTATCATCTGGGGTTAGGATATCTATTATGGGTACAGGTTCTGCTACTGTAGTTGATGTTGTAGCTGATATATTAGTTAATCACTTTCAAGATATATATGTTGAATCTAGATCTGGAAAATATACAACACTTACACTTAGGATTATTAGTGATGATAATCAAAACTTTACTATACAAGCAACTACTAATTCACTTAATTCACTAACTACAAGTGTAGAAGTATTTCCTTTAAATAGTGAGTCGGTTATATTTGATTCTATAACACCCTACTCTGGAATGTTATTAGAACATGACTGTGTTCCAGGTTTATCTATATCAAGTACTGATGGAACTAGTTCTGATATAAATAACATTACTACTCGTGGTAAAGTTGGTGTTGGACTTATTAATCCTGCATCACAACTTCATGTAAGAGGTATTGCAATCCCTAGTGACAGAGAAATTCTTGCTCAGTTTGATGTTAGTGATGATTCATCTTATTTCAGAATTAGTAATGTTACAGGTACTGATGGTAATTTTATTCCATCATTAGAAGGTTATAACTCAACTGAAAAAATTGCCATGTATTTTCTTGCTAATGGAGCAACTGATTCAGGTACTGAACCATTAATAAACTATAATGCAAGAATTGGTCAAGCACCGGTTGTTACTAGACCCTTATTTAATTGGAGTAATTATAATAGTAATAAGATGACCATGTTAGCAAATGGTAATCTTGGTATTGGAACAGAAACACCTACTACAAAATTAGATGTAGACGGTACTTATAAATTTGGACCAGCTGGAGGTATTTTGTTTGGGAGTTATGGTGCAGGAACAAACTTAGACATGACCGTACTTAATACTGGTGGTTGGATTGGAGCAAGTAAAATTTCTACAAGTGATTCAAATGGAACTGTTTTTTTTGGTGCATATGGTTTAGATACTTCATTAATAAGTTCTCATTGGACTATAGGAAGTTCATCTTCATCTGCTGGACAGGAGTTAACCACAGGAATTCATTTACTTAAAAATGGTAATGTTGGTATAGGAATAACCAATCCTACTGCTAAATTACATGTTAATAATACAGCTGCTGGGAATTCATTCTTAGTTGAGGATGATAGTAATGTAGATAATACTCCATTTATCATAGATACTCAAGGTAGGGTTGGAATAGGTACAATTAATCCAGATGCTAAATTACAAGTAGATGGTGATGTATATATTAATGGTAGTCACTATGTATACCACCCAGTAAATTCAACTTCTGGTTATTTAAACCTTGACCATGCTGGTGTTCAGATGTGGAAAATTGGAATATTTAATGACAACACAAGTACATTCTCAATTGGTAATGGTGCAGGTAATACTTTTGGAGATAGGGTATTAAACCTTACAACAGGAGGTAATCTAGGTCTTGGAACTAATACCCCTACTACTAAATTGGAAGTAAACGGAGATGTAAAAGTATCAACAATAGCAAATGCTACAACAGATACTGATAAATTCTTAGTAAGTGATTCTGGTGTTATTAAGTATAGAACAGGTGCTGAAGTATTAAGTGATTTAGGTGCGCAAGGTTCATTAACTGTTACTACAACTGGTACAAATGGTGCAGCAACTTTTGTTGGAAATACTTTAAACATACCTGTATATGAATCATCTTTGATTCCTAAAATGTCTGGTAATGAAATTTGGAGAGGTAGTACATTTAGAAACAACTCTACAACAACAGATACAACAGGAGGTCTTACATTTGTAACACCTACAGGAACAGCAACAGCAAGATCTGTAGCTACCACATCTTATGCAACAAAAAGTATAAGAATGGGTGTTGTATCTAATTCAACAGTGGTAGGTAGATATACCGGAATAAGAGGTTCTGTTTTATTATGGTATGTTACAGGTGGATTCTTATATACTGGTGAATTTAATATATCAGATACTGCTTTTGTAACAGGTACACATAACTTCTGGGGATTGGCTTCATCTACTTCTGATTTACTAATAGGTGGTACTAATAATGATCAACCATCAGCATTAACAAATATCATTGCTTTTGCAAATGATTCAGGAGATGCTAACTTACAGATTATGCACAATGATGCAAGTGGTACGGCAACTAAAACAGATTTAGGTTCTTCATTTCCATCTAATAGAACTGCAGGTATAGCTATTACAACAATATACAGTTGTTATTTATACAACGCTCCAAACTCATCAGATGTTATTTATAGAATAGTTAATAAAGAAACCGGAGCTGTAGCACAAGGAACTTTATCAACTAACTTACCTGCCGCTACAGTAGGGTTAAATTTCTTTGGTGCTAGAACTATGGGTACACAATTAGGTGGTATTAACAACTCAGGACAATTTGATGTTTATAGATTAGGTGTTTATTCTTTATAATTATGAAACAATTTACATTATCAACAAGTTATTACGTAGAGCCAGATTTAGAGGCTATTGTTTGTTTAAGACCATCTGATCCAGAAATATCAGATTATATAGCAAGCTACTTTCCTTTTCCAAATGAGCAAACAGCATTGGATGAAATCTATGAACTAGCAATAGTTCATAAACCAATTTTGTTTGAAAAATTTCAGGAGATGGATAATGTCCCTATAGAAGTCAGAGAACAGTATTTTTTATAGTAATATCTTGATTTTTTTTAGTATATTATAATATAAAATATTTATAAGTATGGACGCAATAATTACAATAGCACTGTTTGTAGCAGGAACAATTTTAACAATTTTTGGATTCTTTTTAAAGAGTGCATATAATGACACTAGAAAAGATATAGAATTGTTACTTCAAACAGTACAACACCATAGTAGTGAGCTAGGAAGATTAAAAGGCAAGATAGAACTTGTAGAGCAAGAATCAAGATTAAAGTATCAAGCTATACAAGAACAAACACAGTTAGAGATAAAGAACCTTGCTAAAAATGTAAGTGAACTATCTGATGCTGTAAAACAGTTTGTAACTAAAAAAATGTAATCATGGAAGGATTAAGTTTAAAGCAAAGATGGAAAGCTCCAACACCTAAGTTTTGGAAAAAAGTACAAAGAGTAGGTATTTTGTTAACTGCTGTAGGAACAGCATTAGCAACAGCTCCTGTAGCATTACCAGCAGCTGTAATAACAGCAGGTGCTTATGCTGCATTTGGTGGTGGTTTAATTGCTGCAATGTCTCAGTTAACTGTAGAAGATTCTCAAGTAGCTAACTAAATGTTAAAGTATGACTAATGTAAGAACATACGGAGACAAAGAGTTACTAGCAAAAGTAAAATCTTTACCGTCATTTAAAAGTATTCCTGTTGGATATTGGATATTAGGAGTAAGATCAAATGAGGATGCTCCAAATAAATTTGATGATAAATTTTATATATTTAATGGGGAAGCTTTTGTTACAGTATTAACAGGTACTACAAATCCTGGAACACCTGTATTAGAAGGTGGTTATTTAAAATATAATAAACTTGGTGCAGCTGTTGTTAAAGCTGATGAGTGTTATTATGATGTTTGGGCTTATGGTTTGCATATGAAAAAAATGCCAGCTTTACGTCAAGTAGGAAATTTTTTAATCTATAGAGATGGAGATAGAGATCAAAAATCAGAAGAACTTGGCGTTCCAATTAAAGGTTCTGGTTTTGGTATTAACTTTCATGCTGCTACTTATGATGATAAGTTTAAAGGTGAGCAAGAAAATATTGGTGATTGGTCTGCTGGTTGTCAAGTTGCTAACAATAAACAAAAACATTTAGCTGCTGTTAAAATGATGAAGTCTCAGAAAAAAATCACATATGTATTAATAAATGAATTTTAATGTAATATGAAATTTAGAAACAACTGGACATCAAAAAATAAACAATGGGATAAGTTAATTATTAAATTAAGAATATCTAGCATTGATATCTTTAGTATAGAGATGGATAAAACAAGATCTTTTTATTGTTTGACAATACTAAATTTTACATTAAAAAATAGGTAACCCCAATTACCGTAATTCCCATTACAATAATCCAGGTGTATAAAACATCTGGATTTTTTATTTTAAACATTTAAAATTTAAACTTTAATTTGTACATTTGTTTAAACTTTAAAAATATAAAAAATGGAAAATCCAGGTGAAGAAAGAGAATTAACTCATGAAGAATTACAAGAAAGAAAAGAAGAAATGAAAAAATTCTATGATGATTCTCTACCTTATTTAGAGTCACAATCAAAGTATGAAAAGTTCTTAACTGAAATTGAGGAAGCAAGATTTAAGAGAGCTACAATACAAATTCAATGGGCTAACATCATGGCTGCACAACAAGAACAAGATACTAGTGATAGTGATGAAGAAGAAAAAGAAACTGCGGAACAACACGCTCCTACAGCAGAAAGAAAACTTAAAAGATCATAAGAATGGCAACAGTTAACCAAGTTCAGAAAAGGGTTAAGATGCCTAAATGGGATGTGGTTAAGTTTCAGATTTTAACTCATTGCTATATTAACCGTATAGTAATGAGTGAATCTGATTTGAACTGTTTAACTCTATTAAGTTTTAATCAACCAATAGAGCTTACTCATTTTTGTTATGACGCTTCATCAGAAGAGGACTGGATATTTAAGTCACCTCAAACTGTAAGAAACTGTGTAAACAAAGCTGAGAAGAACGGATTAGTAGTAAAAGATCCAAATAATAAAAAACAAGTAATGTTGAATCCAGTATTAAAAATACAAACAGCAGGTACTATTTTACTTGATTATAAATTATTAGGTTATGAATCCCAAGAAAGCAGTCAACTTATATAAGACAATTTCTGAGGAATTGGAAGTTGATCATAATTTAGTAGAAGACTTAATGGAGTATGTATATAAAACATTAAGAAAAAAACTTACTAACTTATCTCATCCTAGAATTAATGTAGATGGTTTAGGACAGTTTGTTGCTAAACCATATGCTGTTAAAAAAGGCATTGAAACAATTGAAACAAAACTAGTCACTCATGATACATCAACATTTGCTGCTTATCATCATAAAAAAGTTTTAGAAGCAAAGCTGGAAGCAATGAGGAATCTACATGAGATGATTGTTAAAGAAGAAGAAAGAAAAACCAACTTTAAAAAATCTAAAGATGAAACCAAGCTTAAAGGAGATTTGGAAGAATAGAAAACAAATCATGGAAGGTATAACAAACTCAATCATTAGAGATGAGTATGTTGAAGAAATTGCTGCAGAAAGATTAGCCATATGTAATACCTGTGAGAATAAAGATGATATAGGAGATAGTTGTGCTCTTACTGGTTCTCAACCTTGTTGTAAAATTTGTGGTTGTGCATTTAAATTTAAAACAAGAGCTCTGTCAACAGAATGCCCTGAAGGAAAATGGAGTAATGTAATATCAGAAGAAGATGAAGACAATCTAGATAAACTTAAATAATATGAGTATATACTTTAATGCAAAAGACCATAGTTATAAAAGCTTAGAGGCTGAAGAGAAGATTAATTGGATTTCAGTTACTACTTTAGTATCCCATTTTAAAAAACCTTTTGATGCAAAAAAGATTGCAGAAAAAGTAAGTAAAAATAAAAGATCTAAGTGGTTTGGTATTGAGCCTAAAAAGATTCAAGAGATCTGGGAAGGTGAAGCTGACAGAGCTGTAACACTTGGTACATATTACCATAATCAAAGAGAAGAAGACTTGTGCGCGCTAGCTTCTATAGAAAGAGAAGGTAAGACTGTTCCTATTGTAGCTCCAGTACCTTTAACAGAAAGTGGTATAAAGATGGCTCCTTCACAAAAAATGGAAGAAGGAGTTTATCCTGAGCATATGGTTTTTCTTAAATCTGCAGGTATTTGTGGTCAATCTGATTTAGTTGAGGTAGTAAATGGTAAAGTAAATATCATAGATTATAAGACTAATAAAGAAATTAAAACAGAATCTTTTGTAAATTGGGAGGGTGCTTCAGATAAGATGATGTTTCCAATAGATAATTTAGATGATTGTAACTTTAATCATTATGCTATACAGTTGAGTGTATACATGTATATGATTCTTAAACACAACCCTAAATTAAAACCTGGAAGGATATTTATTCACCATGTTACATTTGAAGTTGAATCTGAAGATGAATATGGGTACCCAATTGTCAAGAGAGACAATAATGGAGAACCGGTGGTAAAAGAAGTTATTCCTATAGCAGTACCATATCTAATAGATGAGGTTACCGCTTTGATGCACTACATAAAAGAGAATGGTATTAAAATTAAAAAGAAATGATAGTAAGATTGTTTGATGTTCAGAATGGTGCTGTAATTCCAACTGAACATTGCTATACTTTAAAAGCACTAAAGGTCATTATGGATAACTATCCAGATGAGCATCTTAAAGTTTATCAGTATTTATTTTACATGACATGTCCCAATCCGGATATGAATCCTTTTTTTAATACACCAGATATTGATAAAGAAAGTATAATTTTAACTGAGATAGAAGCAGAGTTTTCTACAGAGGATGAAGACATAAGAATTGCTTTATTATTTTGTCAAAGAATGTATGAGACTCCAACATCTAGAGCATACAAAGGTATGTCATCTATGTTAGATAGATTAGCTAGGTATATGGAGAATACACAGATCACTGCAGGAAGAGACGGTAACATAAACTCTCTCATTGCAGCTGCAAAAAACTTTGATCAGATTAGAGCATCATTTAAAGGAGTATATAAAGACTTACAAGATGAACAATCCAGCAAAGTGCGTGGAGGAATAGGTTTATCGTATGATAGCTAATTAAGTAATAATGAGAGAAATATATCAAGACATACCAACATGGGATAACGGTACATGGACCACTACTGACTTTAATTCTAGAGAAGAGTTCTATAATTACTTATTGAACAATGTTTTTAGAGAACCTGGTAAGTATGAGTTTAATGACACTACCACAAAGTTATTTACAGAAGAATCAACTAAATTTAATAAAGATAAAGTTTACTGTACTGCACCTTTTAAGTCTAAGGATTTTATTAAGTATTGGGATGACCAAAAAGCAAAATGTAGAAGAGGACTTTTAATTAAAGAAAACGGTAAGGCCTGGTATATGACCAGAGATTATTATATGTGGTTAAATTTCTTACCTATCTTTAATAAAGAGATTCAAAAGTTTGGTTTTGCTGATATCAGGGATGCTCAGTATCACATGGCACTGTATGAGATACTAGCAGAACTAAATTATAAACATGTAGCAATTCTTAAAAAAAGACAGATAGCCTCTTCTTATTATCACATGGCAAAGCTTGTTAATCAACAATGGTTTGAAGAAGGGGTTACTCTAAAAATTGGTGCCAGTCTTAAAGACTACATTAATGAGAAAGGTTCTTGGAAATTTTTACAAGAG